TCCCACTGTAATTTTTTAAGTTGGTCTTTTCCTGTTATTTTTATATCTTCTTGGTTATCAGTTGGTGTTGGGTTCTGAGCCTTGCCTGGAGGTAAGGGTTCACCAAATATTTGGAACCCAAAATCCTCTCCTGCAAATGCTACCCATGTGCCCCCACCATCTGTAGATATAAATGACTCCCCGTCAGAATAACCACCAGTATTAGAATACCAATAAATATAATTGCTTGAATTACCATCGGCTGCTGAAATAACAAGAGCATAAGGAGTTGATGGTTGGAGAGTACAATCACTGAACTCTACACCAGCATCTTCCATCGGATTCTGTATGCCTAATATGCCACTCCAATTAGTAGATGCTATTGTAACAGTTCCAAGTGCAGGGCCAGTGGGCTTCCCCACACCACCAACGTCATAAATAGCAATAGTAATATTCCCTAATGTCCCCTGCTTACCAGCATCTCTATGTCTGATATATAGGCATTTTCGAGCAGTTGTAATATTACTGGTTAATTTGAAAGTCTGACATTCTTGAATGGAACCATAAACTTTTTTCAAGTTCCCACCACCAACATTGTGTTGTGCTATAACATCAGTCATATTACACCAACCCTACACTGTCCCAAAATAAACTTCACCTTCTTCACCAACCGCAACCAGATACTCAGCAAACGCCCCAGGGATGGTCACACGACCACTCCCCCAGGTTTCGCTTTCTTCATCCCAGTATTTATCTGGGTCGTAACTAACGGGTCGTGTCTCTGGCCATGCCGCCATTATGCTGGCTCGATATAAGTAGTTGCAATCGTCACAATCTTCAACACGGGATGTGCCCCACCAATCTGTGTAGTGTATGCCTTAACAAACCCCGGCCTCTGGCCACCCCTACCCCTTTCCTCAGTGACATCAAAAGCACGTACATTCTTCGCGTGTGGGGTCGTCATAGGTGGCTGTTTCTCTGCCGCGAGTCCCTGATGAAGTCCCTGGAATGGGAACTGTATCTCCATCTTTGTCTCCTAAAATTGGCCGGAGGAAGGGGAACCCCCGGCCTTCAAACTGTGCACAGGGTATTAAGTAATGGTCATCACATCAAAATCTGGTGATGCTTTAGTTCCAATATTGAAATATGCAATGGAACTCCCCGCAGTTAATGATTTAATATAGATACAGCCGGGGGCAAAAGTATCTGTATCAGCCTCCAATACTGTATAAGCTACTGTACCAAAACACAATAGAACACCATCTTCTGTTTCAATAATGGGTATTACTACTGCCGAAGCAGCAGGGAACGGAATCATATTCTCAAGTTTTTGGGCAACATCTGACATTATATTTTCTCCTAATTAAATGTCCTCATAATACTCAACTTTATCTTTATTTATATGAACCAACTTACCGTCTGGTTTTACAAAATGTGTCCAAACTGAATCCCCTTTCCATTTACCTGTAATAGTTTTATAGTGCCCTGATTCAAAACTTACAAGGACTTTCTTTTCTTCACAATGACTTCTTTCATCAGCCATTATATTTTCTCCACTATATTCCAAAGTCTTAATTGCGGTTGGCGTTTACCAACCTTAGTAAACATTATGCTACGGGCATCGGCCTCGTATGCTTTTGGGAGTGCCTTTTGAATGTATCGGTCAATATGGCCCCCCTGTATATTCTTGAAAAACTGTTCTGCTTCTGACAAACAAGAAGCCTTTACTACTTCATCAAACTTGATACCAGCAGGGTGTAGGTTATTCAGTGGTTGCGCTACGTAAACACTATCCGCAGCCGGGTCTGTTCCACCCGCACTCCCATCGGCCTTCAACCAGTCGGCAACAGCAAACGACCCACCAGAGCCAGTGTAACCCGTTGCGAGTGCCCAACTCCCCCGGCCAGTACCGTCAATGATGTCAATGCGCCAACCGTTGAAGTAATCGTCTGCCTCGTCCCTTGTAGTATCAGCAATAGTAGTGGCTGAAGCCCCAGTTGCCAAACCTGTTTCCATATCTATACCGTTGAATACCAATGTATATGGAAACCCTAATACATCAACCTGAACTGGGAATGGCCACAACACCATTTCATACCTACGCTTTGGCCCAAGAGAACTCGATGCCGGTTCCAGTTGCCGAATAGCAGCCATAAACGGATAACCTGTACTGAGGTTGTTTTGCCTCATTAATCTTATTTTACTTTCAGATTCCCAAAAGATACGCTGCCTATGAATTGTATCTTTAGCATAAGCAATAGCCCCCGAAACCTCGCCGCCATAGTTCTCCGGCAACAGTACACGACCTATGTCACCACCTACGGTTTCGTACTGGGTGATGATAAACGTGCTGTCGGTTGCTGGGTTGGTTCCACCGGCGTTTCCGTATTGGTCGAGCCAATCCAACACATCAACTACACCACCTGATGCTGTATAATCATCAATCTGGGCATAACTGCCTTTACCTGTTCCACCAGTAATGTATATCCAATATGTGTTGAGGTCATCGTTTACATCATAAGTATCCTCCAACGTAGCATCAGTGAGTGACGTTGCATCTGCCGCATCAGCCGTCCCTGTGGTATCCACATTGGATATAGGAACCGACAATATACGTTCGCGCCATTGCCACCCTGTTGCGGGGGCATCGGCCTCGAACTGGCGTATGCCATCATTGATAACCTGTTTTACATCTTCAAGGTCATCGTGGTTGACCGGGGGCATCGCCCGACCCGTAGCATTGACACCACGATAGGCAGTACCGGCCTCTTTAGCTATTCTTACTGCGAGGTTCAATATGCTCAGTTGGCTTGTCGGTTCCGTCATCTTTTTTAGCTCCTTTGGCTGCTTCTAATCCTTCAAAATATTCCATACAAACCGCTTGGACAAGTTTCACATCGTTTGCCAAAGCAAGGTGGTCTTGTCTTGACCCACTCAATGATGCTATGTTTTTATCTATTTCCTTGATGGCTTTTTGTACTTGTTTTTTGTCAAACATTTGGTTTCCCCTTTTTGGTTAAGGTTTATTTTTCTACCCAACAGTTCTTCTTCCAAACCATCTCTTTGGGTTCTGATGCTTCTACGGCATCATTTAAGGCTTCTACCGCTTCTACGGCCTCTTTTACTTCTTTCGCCACATTTTCTACTGCTTCATCTATTGCCTTGGGTCTTTGTGCATCTGCCATTTAACTTCCCTTTCAATAAAGTCTCTGGGGGTATATCCCAACCCCCAGAGACAACAAAAACAGTTTAACTTAACCTTCCAACATCAGCATAATCACAGTCGCTCCATTAGCATCACCGTTGTTATCCATGATGTATCCGGCTCTTTGGTAAAGATCACCAGCACCGGCAGTACGATGGATAATGTTACCATCCTGCTTGAAATAAACATCTCGATGATACTGGGTCAACCCAACTTCAGAACCCGCCCTGGATACCGAAATCTGTCCCGCAGTCTGTTCCCAATGGTACAACCCGGTGGTACTCACGGGAGCGGCAGCATAGCCGACCATACTGACTTTACCGGGGACGAGGCCCAACTGTGCACCCTGTACTGCACTATACGGTGATGGCATACAATAACCATAAGCCGTACCACTGGCCAAAGCTGTGACAAGTGGGCTATCGAGATAGATTATACACGTACCAGAAGCAACACCAGCCGTATTGCCTGTTATCAGTCTCATTTGCATGGTATCGTTGTTAGTGCCACTACCTATGTTCAACGAAATAAGTCCACCACGCAAAGCATCTTTAGCAATATCCCTGGTTGATGGGAGGGTCATAGTAACTGACAAATCACCAACAACCTGGGTTGCAGCCAAAGCTGACCAATCAATACCAGTATCACCAGCACCAGTACCAATTGCATTGACAAAAATATTCGCAATGAAAGTATCACACTGTCCAGTGGACAAACAATACCGGAACTTACGGCCATCGGGTGTAATACCCAAATCACCGACATTCCACTTGGGGTCTATTACCGAACTAACCCGATAAATAGATTCCCAACTGGGGGCATTTATGCTATTAGCCAAACCAATACCCCCCAAAAATTCAGTTCTTGATTTACCTTGCATATTCTTTCTCCTTTACGAAATTACGAGATTACGAAGTTTTGTGTAAAACGTGACCACACTTACGGACGTTCTCAACGAGAACATTATGTGCGCCATCCACAAACGATGTGAATGTGGTATGTTGTCGTCTATCAAACATAGGCGGTTTACGATTCATCCAATAACCATCATGTACTACCGGCTTGAACCAGGCAAGGTCAAATGTGTAAATCGGGTCAAATTCTGCACTGTCCAATGTATCCAAGGGGACTATCGGAACACGGTTGATTCTTGCTAAATCACCATCCACAACAAGTAACCCACCAAGGGCTTCTTTCTTAGTCGAAACGTGGTGGTCGTCCTTACGGTCAACGAGGGACATAATCTCCAACACGGTATCTGTTCCGGCTACGGCCATCATCTTACGCGCACGCTCTTTCATCAGGGGTGTATCCAAGATAATAGGTACACGGAACCTGGTCTTAATACAACCTCTACGGTATGCAGTCAGGAACGCATTGTTTATAGCTGTGTATGGTGCGCAATAACTACGCCATTTTTCCTCGGTAGCCGCATCAATACCAGCTATGATTGTACCTGTAGTCCCACCAGTATAAGCTACTGTAGTCCCATTGAAACCAGCCGTAGTGTTGATAGTCCCAGCCGAGTTCAAAAGCCGCAGATAATACGGCAAAGTAAACGGCGTGGTCTTATCTGTGGCCGAGGCAGGGGTGGTAATCATCGTGGTTTCAATCAAATCCGCAAGGTCAATGATTGACTTGTCCTTACGAGTTTGCACAAGATTAACATAGCCCTTCCTGGAATTTTTCTGTTGTACGATTTCAAACTCATCCCAAGAGGCATTTGTCCCAATCAACGCCCAATGAACGTCTATTGTTTTAATACTGTCACCGAACTTCGGCTCATCAGTATCGAACATAGTGCGATAACGAGCATTACCAGAGGTATCAAACGAAACTTTACGCTGAATACTTGTACCACCATCTATTTGAATATTTTTCTCTTGAAACAACGAGGTCCAAAAATATTCTTGGTGGTCAAGGGCATATTCAAGCTCCTGATCTGGCAGGTCAGCCAGTGTAGTTGCAAGTAAATCAGCAATATCTTCAGGTCTGTAACCCATAATTTATTCTCCTATCCAAAACATTTTTGCAAATCCTGTCCAGCCTTGGCCTCTATCTCAGGCTTGGTTTTGGTTCCAGAACCAGCAACCTTAGCCGAGCTATTAGGTTCAAAGGTTATGTTTTTGGCCCGCTTAACAGCCTTTGCTTTGATTTGTTTCCTTATTGTTTGCTCCCGCACATCCTCCGTGACAAGCAGGTGAGCACGTTCAAATGCTTCATCCATTGGCATTTCCATTCCTTGTTGTTGAGCACCCAACAGAATAAGGTTGGCCTGTTCTACGAGTGACCAACGTTTTTTAACCTGACCCTGTGTGAGGTCGTCCCAATCCTTGGAATCCTTTTCAACCTTACCATACACATCTTCATATTCTGTAATATCAGGACGATTGAAAAACCCATCAATCTGCTGTGCTATGGCGGCATCTTCCTGAACCTGGGCCTTGTCCACTTTCGATTCATTCAAAGAACCAGATGATTGTAGTGTTTCCACTTCGGTAGCCAAGGTGGTGTTCTGTTCCACAAGCTGTTTCAAAACCCCCACGATTGGGTCGTTCTCATATTCTTTTTCTAATACTGTGAAGTCAATCGTTTTCTTTTCGGGTTTTGGTTCTGGCTCTACTTTGGGTTCTGGTTCTTTCTTCACTTGGGCTTTACCAAGTTCAGAAAACTTCTTTGAAAGGTCGTTGGTGCTCTCTAAGAATTTAACACAAGTCTTTTTTGCCAACACGGGATTGACTTTTGCTAATTCTTCTATGTCCTCCTCTGACCATTTACAATGTATAGCTGCCCGTATTTCAGCCTGAGTAAGTTTGGATTCATCACCTGCTGGTTCCGGTTTGGGTTCACCATCATCTTTACCTGCTGGTTCCGGTTCGGGTTCCGGCTCAGGTTCGGGTTCTGGCTTCGGCTCAGGCTTTGGCTCAGGTTCCGACTGAGGGTCGGGTTCCGGTTCCGGTTCTGGGGTAGGTTCGGATTTGGGTTCCGGTTCGGGTTCAAGGTTAGGCTCGTCACCAAACACTTCTTCTAATTTAGTTTCAGCATTTTCTTCAACTTTTTCCAATTGTTCTCTTTGTTCTTTGTCCATTTTCTTTTCCTTTTTAGTTGGCCTCCCAAGGGAGGGGTCAGTAATCAGGCAATTCTAATGCCCCTTTTCCTTATACGCTGGGATTTTTTATCAAATCCACATCTATTAGCGTAACGTTCTTGTTGTTTTGTACTGGTAAACCTCAATCTACCATCTGGTATAATATCTACACCAGGAAACTTCTGCCGATGCTCTGGTATTTGGTCAGGATGAATAGCAAGAGAATCAGATATATGTTCATAGTCACCACGTCCACTCACATTACCACCCAAGTCCCAACGCATATCAGCACCACATTTGGGACACTTGTGCACATACTTGGTGTTGGTATCTTTTACAACGCTACCACAGCTACCACAAACAAACTTATGCACAACCATATTATTTCCCCGCCTTTATGTCACGAAGAATCTCATCAGCAGTTTTTCTTCCCCGTTTAGCACCACCGTAATATGCGGAAGACTTAACCCACTTGCCGTCCTTCCATTCCTTACCTTGGGCTTTCATAGCCGCAATATGCTCCCTACCGGCCTTGCTATGGTACTTCTCTTTGATGTACCCAGTAGCACCCATCTTTAGTTTTTCAATCCAACCTGGTCCTTTTTGTTTTTTAGCCATATTATTTACCTTCAAAAACCTCTTTGAGTTTTTCTTTTGCATTGTTTTCGGCAATATTCCTACCGGAAAATTCAATATCGTGAATATCAAAATCCCACGACATTTCATTTCTTCCTGTTGAAGTATTTTCTCGCAAACCAGTAAGTTTAAGTGTCACTATAGCTTTCATTGTTTTACCAATACTGGTTTTAGCTAACGGGAGTTTAGCATCACTCAAATACAAACTTGGATAACGTGACCTTTCTGGGCAGCACGTCTTTTCTACTTTCGTAGGTTTTATTTTCAAATCTATTTTAGCCATCAATAAACTCCTTCATTCACACTCTGACTCATTGCAGCAGATTCTTGACTCTGCTGGTTAAAATCCTGTTTGGGTGTCGATACAGGTCGGGCCATTGGGTTGCCCTTGTTTTGTTTAGCCCCTTCCACCGAATTATCCCCGGCCTTGCCTGGGTTCTGGGGGCCGAGTGACATCATAATTTCCATCTTCTGTTGCCATTCCGGGTCATGGAATATGTCCTCAACTATGTCACTAATACCCATTTCAAACGCTATCTGCGTTAAATACCGTTGTACATTAAACTGAACCCCCATCTGCATAGCTGCCAACGCAGTAGTCATAGCCCCTGGTACAATGTTGGTACAAAACTCTATTATACGTTTGGACCGCACCATCGGGTCCAAGGGGGTCATAGACCGGGCTACTATCTTAAATGTATAGTCAAGGAAATCACCCATACGTTGTTCAGGTGTTAATTCCAATTGAACTTCCTCACCACCAGTTTCACGTTTTGTTAGGGGTAATTGAATGAACGGGTCTGTGTGCAAATACCAGGCAATCCTACGCTGGATTTCTGCGGTTTGGTCATATACTATGTCCCGCATATCCTCAATGCCAATTGAGGCGTTACCTTGCATTGCTTGTACTGCTGTAGCCGTTGTACCCTTTCCACCCGGTATGCTTTGGCCTGATATGAGTTCCGGGTTCCCGGCCATCATATTATAAATCGTATATAATTCCTGTAAAAATCGCTCGTTCTTTTCGTTCTGGCCACCAAAAGAAACTTGATTTATGCCCTTGGGGTCCATAGATGCTATGGCATCGTTTGTAGTGGCTTCCCTAATTTGGTCAATAGTATCAACCTGAGCAGGTAGATAAAAAGTCAAATCCTTTTGATTCTTAAACTGTATGACCATTTTCTCAAAACACTCATTAGCTATCCTGGCCAACTCGTACCAGACACTAACAGGTGGAACTGGGAACGGGTTCTCATCCACCGGGGGAGAGAACGACAAGAATGTATATGGGCCTTCTTTTGGGCCATTATATTCGGTTGTTCGTAAAAATTTACCACTTCGTTTCCGGGTAGGGTCGCCCATCATAACAACTGATTCTATTTCCGGCACATACATCTGTACTACGTCAACCTCATCCTGAAGTTTAACCATTGCACCTTTTGCTTCAGTTGAAATTGACATACCAGAAAGTTTATCAGTAATATTAGTTGGGGAGGGTGGTAAATCCCTCACGGCATCGTGGTCGAATCCATCAGTATCCAATAGTGTCTGGCGTGGAACTGTCACCCTATCCCACAAACACTTGGCTTGGTTGATGTTAGTACAAGTTGGGTCGAAACCAAAATTACCAATGCTAACATTACGGGCAAACACCTGTCCGTTGTCAACCATTATATCACCATGATCCAACAACTCACCTGTCGCTTTGATGCCAGTTCGCATTATGCCCCACCCAAACATGGCGTTAGTTATCCAAGCCCTCAATTCTTGTTTGAGTTTGATTTGTCTTGCTGTAGCATCCAACCCCATCCCAAGTAGTTCGGCATACTGTTTATATTTTACATACGGGGTTAATACATGAGTTATGGGGTTCTGCATAACCAAATTGGGAACGTAAGCCCTAATCGTACTGAAAACCAAATTGAGGGGTTCGGTACAAGTCCCTTTCTCCATTTGGTAATACACAGGTACATACGACTTAAACATCATAGATGTAACTTTCCTGAAGTGCTCCATTCTTTTGAAGCCAAGGATCACAATCTGTTCTATTTGTTCCGGTTGGACTGATTTAGCCATTAACAAACTCCACTAAAATCAAATGCCCGACTCTTGGACATACGCTTACGGCTTCTATTCTTAATATGTGCAAGAAAACGATGACCAGCCGAATTAACAGGTGGTGTTTTCTTGTCAAACTTCGGTTTTGGTATCTCTTTGTCATCAAGTGTCAGGGCATCAGCCATTACCCTATCACCATGTGTTTTCTTAGCAGACGCGCTTTCCTGCATCATAAAAGCCGGGCCGATACCACCACCTACCAAATGCACATAAGTCCGAGCTTCTTCCAAAGCCAGTTCGGAACGATTTACAATTTCGCCATAGGCAAGTGCTTTGTCATAGGCTGACAACAATTCATACTTACTCTGCCTACTCGTTTGAAAACCATACTGTTGTTTTTTCGTATCGGTTATTTTGCCTGGGGCTTCGTTTCTATAAAAATACGGATAAAAACATTTCTTGACTATAATCCTACCGAAGTCCCAACCCGGCCCGTTGTTTTCCCATTTCAAAAATGGCAGTCGAAACGGTTTAGCACCACCAAACCAAATGGCTATTGCTATGACTACAGAAGCAAAATCATAAGGTGGATATGTAGCATCAGCCCACTCACCTACTTTTTCTGTAGTTTCCTTACACTTAATCGACACAACCGAGTTAGATGCACCCTGCCCTTTACCAACGTCAATACCAAATATATAACTCTTGGTCTGGTCTGGTCTGCCATTGATTAAGTCACACCATAAACTCAAAGGCCCACTTGGTGTTTCTCTGGTTCTTAACATAAGCTGTTCTTTATGTTTTATAATGTGGGCCAAATCACTATATCCCAAATGCTTCTTCCAATTAATGTCCCACTTCGATTTGGGATGTCGGGCGTACATGGCAATATGATTGTCAATGTTTTGGTCTAAGAAAAATGACAACCCCGGTTCTGTATCTTCACGTAAAACTTCAGTAGCCATATACTTGGGACCACGTGCCTTTTCTTCTTTGTCGAACCAAGATGAGCGAATCTCCCATTTGCCAGTGTTGGTTTGTTTCACATACCTACCAGCACCTTTTTGGGGGTGTTCCCAAAACGGCATAATGAAAACCTTAATGGTTTTGTCACTACGCCACTTGTTATACTCACTTCCTGGAACAGATGTTGAATTGATTATACGAACCAACGCAGCATCACGGGACGACATACGCATAGCCGCGCCATTCTGTACCGCACCAAACTCATCGAGGAGGCAAAGTAAACGTCTGTCACCCCTTGCGGCATGTTTGGTTGTGGACTCACCATCAACGGTACTTTCAGTAAGAGGATTGTTCCAGTGCATGTGTCGTCTATTGGCTTGACCAAGGAAACAATCCGGGGGTCGCATCCATTCGGGTAGCCAAGAGTGGATGTAATCTAATTTCTGATAGAGTGCCTTCATGTTCCCGGCTTTATCCACATAATCCTCATTACGACTCATAAACAAAGATTCTGTTTTCTTTTGCCTAAACAGGGTAATCCAATCAAAGAAATTGATACAGCACCAACTACCACCCATATCGCGGGCCTTATCAATGAGTATATCTTCTGCCCCACCACTTTCTGCGTTCTCAATACAATTCTCAAAACTCAAATGCAACTTGTCCTGGATTGGCCAAGTAATCATAGGTTGGTCTGGATGCTTGGATTCTATACGCTGACCTATCTCGTCCACATCGAATTGGTGATAGGTCATACAAAAAGCATTGATGTAGAACAACTGCGATGCTACACACGCAGCAAGTAGGTCATCCTGCATCCCCGTGTCCTTCTCAGCCTTCTCTAACAAGTCCATCCGCCAAGCAAGGTTGGCATCAGGTCTTTTTGGGACGATTAACCCCGTGTTTGGGCACGTCCAAAATTCCGGCTGGTTTGGGAACGGTGTCGCTAACTCTGGTTTTATCTTCGGTCGACTCATCTGGTTTCTTTGGCACTGAAACAAACTGACGTAAAACGTCACGACTCAACTCATTTAGGTCATTAGGACAAAACTTATTAGGGATTGCAAAAACCCCATCTTCGTCCAGGTTAACCGTGATGACCTTGGTGAAGTTACATCTTCCACAACTTAGTTCTACTTTCAGTTCGTTTTTCAATTCATTCATTTTGGTTCCCCTTTACTTGTGATAGTTATAACATCTGCATGTGTAAACACACGAGAAGCCTTTACTTCTCCCCTTTGAATCTTACCTGCCTCTTTGATACTTTTACTTAAATCTTCAAATAACTTCCTGTTCATTTCATATCCCCTTACTTATTCTTAACTGTTCTGGGCCGCTTCGGACCCAACCTGTCATTCAAACGTCTACTTACCGAGCTATTAAAAGACCCTGGCTTACGGCCTTTGGGTCCAGTTTCCACGACTTCCATCGGGGCTTTACCCTCCGTGAACTCGCGTATCATTTTCGCCACCCTGTAATCGGGTTTATGAAACATTTTAATTACCTGTCCATCAGCATCTTGTAATTCCTCCACCCCACCAAGGGCCAGTAAGTACATCTTACGGGCCAGGGCCTCGGCGCGTGACACGGTTCTCGGTTGGCCATCAATGCAGATGGTGACTTCTTCCCCACCAATCTGGTTGAGAAAATCTGTTAGTGCACTCTTGGCTTCTGTTTGGCCTGTCATCTCAATCAACGCTCTTAATAAAACACATTGTCATTGGTCCAATATTGAAATGAACACAATCACCATAAACCCATCCAAAACCTATAAGCCATCTGGTTAGGTTTATACCAAACTCAATATTGTAACCCCAGCAGTTCCAAAACATTTTATAAAATACGCACGTTTTCATTATAACCTATCCCCCTATCCTAAACCTTCCCGGCTTAGCCCGTTTAACCCTACTCACCAACCGACCCAAAGCCTTACCAGCAACCTTCTCTGGCAACCCCTGTGGGGTTTGGTCGCCCAACATCTCTGCGGCTACCTTCTTAGTGAGAGTTCCACGTTCCGGGATAGTGCCATCAGCGATTCCCTTTAACAATCTAAACTGGGATTTACTGGTTGCTTTGTTGGGCATCATCTATTCCCATACCAATAAGGTTCTTCTCGTTTGGGTTCTACCCTGTATTTCTCAAAAGCAAACATCAACTTAATATTTTCAATATCACCCATAAACAAATCAGAAGGCATACTGCAATTCAGGACGGGACTGTAACCGCCTACCAAAAGCCCCCTAACAATCCCATCCATACTAAATACAGGGCCACCGCTATTACCAGGATGAGCACCTGAATCCGATGTGAAAGCGACTTTCCAGCCATAAGGTTTCCCCGAATAAGATAATTTATCCCAATCTCTATTGAGACCACTGATTATGCCCAATGTCACGTTGTTAAAATTAATCTTACCAAACGGACTACCTATGATAAAAACAGGTTGGCCCAATACACAGTCTTTGATACTACCAAACTTAGCTGGGACAAGGTTTGGATCATCAATTTTAATAAACCCAACATCATAATCTTTGTGGGTGATAGCCTGAATACCCCTAACCTCAGTGCCATCACTCAACGTAATAGTATAATTAGTACCATCAACAACGTGCCTGGCCGTAACCACTATATCTTTAGTAAGTGCTACCCCGGAACCCTGCCACTTATCGCACATAATGTGAACAACACTCGGCAACACTTCCTGTATCCTGTTTGGGAACTGGGTGGTTACTGCTGGTTGTTTCTTAATTGGAATAAAAAATATACAGATAAGTACGAAAAGACAAAAAATTGTACCTGTAGTATTTAATATTTTATATTTTCTACCAGTCATGTCACTCGCCTTCCCAAACCCCCTATACCTTATAATCATCCTCATCTTG